CATCAAAGGTGTTCGTGGCATTGGTCCAGTAACAGCAGCTAAACTCTTTGTTGACTGCAAGACTGAGCAAGACCTGTACCAGACCTGTCTTAAAGCATATGAGGGTAACAGTGAAGAAGTCCTAAAGAGTGGGAGATTGCTATGGCTACGTCGGGAAGAGGGCCAAACGTGGGAACCCCCAAGTCTTTAGGTTATCGGTCCGGTTTAGAGGTAAAGGTAGCCAAGCAGCTTGAAGAGGCTGGTGTTAAGGCAGAGTATGAAACCACAAAGATCAAGTATCATGTGGAAGAAGATCGAACCTATACGCCAGACTTTGTTTTGCCTAATGGTATTGTGGTTGAGACTAAAGGTAGGTTCGTCTTAGAAGATCGTAAGAAGCACTTACTTGTTAAGTCTCAACACCCACACCTTGACATTCGCTTCGTCTTCACTAACTCTAAGACTAAGATCAGAAAGGGTTCACCCACTAGCTATGCTGATTGGTGTAACAAGAACGGGTTTACCTTTTCCGATAAATTGATCCCAAAGGAGTGGCTAAATGAGTAAAGTGGATGGGGATGTTGCTGCCGTCCTTTTTGCAAGGAAAGACAGTAGGTATAAAAGCCTAGTTGGGTATGATGTCTATGACATTGATCGTGACGCTAGGAACTTTGAAGGCAACCTTCCAGTAATCGCACACCCACCATGCAGGGCTTGGGGTAGACTGAGCCACATGGCAAATCCAAGACCAGACGAAAAAGACCTCGCATACTTTGCCTTAGAAAAAGTAAGGAAAAATGGTGGGGTCTTAGAACATCCTAAAGGCAGTAAATTGTGGAAAGAGGCAAATCTACCAAAACCTGATGAGCCTTCAGATGAATATGGTGGATTTACTATACTTATAGATCAATATGCTTTTGGTCATGTGGCAAGAAAGTGGACACATCTATATATCGTAGGTATTGATAAGGTAGACTTACCGCCTATCCCAATACGAGAAGGAACGCCTTGGAAAACTATCTGCGGTGTAACTGGACAACGAGGAAGACGTTGTACTCAGTACGAAAGGGAGTATACACCAGACCTACTGATAGACTTTTTAACAGAAATCTGCAAGAAGGTGAGTAAATGAGTAAAATTATCGAATTAGATAATGACATCATCATCTGGGGTGTTGTGGTAGGACCATTTGCAAGCCAAGACCTTCCTGATTGGGAGTATGGTGAAGATGGTTGGATGCTAGTCTGCCAAGTAGAGAACTCCTATGGTGGTCTAGAGGTTCAGGAACTGCCATTCCATACCTTTGATGATGCCTATGAAGTTGTACAATACTTCCGTCATGGTCGAGCGCCATATATCCTAGAGGTTCTAAAAGAATGAGCAAAACCGCAATCGTCTTTACTTGTGGTCATGCGAAGCCAGAAGTATCAAACGAACGATACAGTTGGCTTGGTGACTTGATTGAAGACATCAAACCCGACTATGTGGTTGACTTAGGGGATGGGGCTGATATGTCCAGCCTTAACTCTTTTGATACCCGCTACCCTGCTGCTATTGTATCTCAGTCTTACGAGAAAGACATTGATGCCTACAATGAGGCCAACGACCGTATCTGGAGCCGATACAAAATCAGTAAGAAGAAACGACCTTTCCGCATTGGGTTCGAGGGCAACCATGAGAACCGTATCAAGAAGGCCATCGCAACTGACCCTCGCCTAGAAGGAAGTAAGTATGGAATCAGTTTTTCCCACCTCCAGACCGACCACTGGTTTGATGAATACCACCAATATCACAATGGAGGCCCAGCAATCGCTGACTACGATGGTGTATCGTATGCTCACTATTTTAGCAGCGGTAATTTTGGTTCAGCTATGTCTGGTATTCACCATGCCTACGGGCTTATCCAAGCTAGGAACAGTTCTTCTACTTGTGGTCATAGCCATAAACGCTCTATTTACTTTAAGGACGGTTCGCACCCTATTGGGATTGTTGGTCTTGTTGCGGGGTGTTTCAAGTCTGCTGACGAAAAGTGGGCAGGACAGTCAAATAACGATTGGGCCAAAGGTGTCGTGATCAAACGTAACATTGACCGTGGTATGTATGACTTTCAATGGGTAAGCCTAGAAGCCTTGGAGAAAGAGTATGGAAAAAAGTAAAAACTACGCTGAACTTCTAGATAAGCTAGAGTATGATACTGAGGATGGTTTCTTTTACTGGAAAGAAAAACCTTGTTTTGCAGTAGATGCTTGGGAAAGGGCTGGTAGTATTGGCAATAAAGGTTATCGGACTGTCAGTTACAAAGGTCAAACCTATAAAGAGCATCTACTTGTTTGGTATATGCTGACGGGTAGTTTACCGAAGGAGCAAATTGACCACATAAATAGGAACAAGGCCGATAACCACATGGAAAACCTAAGGGATGTAGATAATTTTACAAACTCTCTTAATCGACCAGTCAAAGGTTCCTCTAAATACCGTGGGGTTTACTTTTGTAAAAGTACTGGTAAATATAGTGCGGAGGCTTATCTTGATGGTAAGAAGAAAAGGTTGGGGCGCTTTGAGACTGAACTAGAAGCATATCAGGCTTGGCTTGATGCCACAAAGATCAAACGTAACATTGGTCGTGGTATGTATGAACCACAATTCGTCTCTCTAGAGACTTTGGAGAAGACCTATGGGAAAGCGTGATCCTGAAAAGTTCGAGAAGAAACCTCGTGACGCTTACTTCACCATTGACCCTGCTGCTGTAGAAACCTTAGTGCCTCACCTACAGCCAAGCAAGTTCTTCATTGAACCTTGTGCTGGTGCTGGTGACTTGGCTATTTCTGTGGCTTCTCATGGCTTTCACTGTGCTGCTATGTATGACATTGAACCACAAGGAGATGGTGTGCTACAACGAAACTGTCTTAGTCTTGGTGAGAAAGACGCTTGGTTTGCTGACCACTTTATCACTAATCCGCCCTTCACTTGGAAGGTTCTACAACCAATCCTCGACCACCTAACCTGCTTCCTACCCACTTGGCTACTTCTTCCAGCGGATTATATGCACAATGTCCGTATGGGGACTTATATGAAGGTGTGTAAGAAAGTAGTTAGCATTGGTCGATTGTACTGGGAAGAAAACAAGGTCAAGGGTGTAGACAACTATTGTTGGTATCTCTTTGACAAGCACCGCAAAGGAAACACAGAGTTTGTAGGACGATGACAAAAGAACAAATCAAAGCACTGATCGAAGCCTATGGATACCAGCGTATCCTTGCAGATCACAATCTGACTTTGTGGAAAACCCTAGAGATTTTAGATGATCTAGGATATATTTTCCTTGAAAGGTATGAGGATAAAGAATGACTAAGTGGACCATCCCTAACGAATACTCTCGTTCACCCAGTGACATGGTGAAAGAGTTTGCTAGTGTAACTGGTCAAGCTGGTACACCAATGCTTTACGATAACTTGATCACAGAAGAATATAGTGAGTGGTATAAAGAAGAACCACACACAGTCAATGACCTAAAAGAACTTGCTGACTTAGTTTACGTCATATATGGTTATGCTGAAGCCTGTGGCTATGATCTGGACGAAGCTATTGTTCGTGTACACCAAAACAACCTTGGTCGTTGTATCCAGCCAGATGGAACGGTCCAGCGTAGGTTTGATGGCAAGATCATCAAGAACCCTGACTACCCCAAAGTACAATTAAAGGATTTACTATGAGTAATTACTTGCCTACAGACTATCAGTCTTTCATCTCAACTTCAAGGTATGCTCGTTGGATTGACAAAGAGAACCGTCGAGAGAATTGGGGTGAGACTGTTGGTCGATACATTACCAATATCATCCCAGATGGGTTTGACCATAAAACAACTTTTGAGATTGAACAAGCTATCTTGAATCTTGAGGTTATGCCGTCAATGCGGGCTTTGATGACTGCTGGTCCTGCCCTTGCTCGTGACAATACTGCTGCCTATAACTGCGCCTACATGGCTGTAGATGATCCTAAGTCCTTTGATGAGGCCATGTTCATCTTGCTCTGTGGTACGGGTGTAGGGTTCTCTGTTGAACGTCAATATATCAGCAAGTTGCCTGATGTGCCTGAGAAGATGTTCAAGAGTGAAGACACTATCATCGTGGCAGATAGCAAAGAAGGTTGGGCTAAGGCACTTCGTAAGGTTATCGCCTATCTCTACTCTGGTGAAATCCCTAACTGGGATGTCTCTAAAGTTCGTCCTGCTGGTGCTAAACTTAAGACATTTGGTGGTCGTGCTTCTGGTCCTGCACCTCTGATCGAACTGTTTAACTTCGCTGTCAATATGTTCGTCAATGCTAAAGGTCGCAAACTGTCTTCGATGGAATGTCACGAC